GAGAAAGGTGTTCGTACCGTGTCGCAAGGCGGCAAAAAGGGTACGACCATATCCGAAAAAACGGCTGAACGCCTCCTCTCAAATCCCGAATCAGTTGATAAAATTTACTCGGCAGCGGACGAGCTAGATAGCCGCTGGAACAAGGTTTATGACCAAGTTCGTAACGGCATAACCCCTGAGCAAGCTGCCGCCGTACGCGATGGCTCTCTCAGCCTTGAAGCCTTGAGTAAACAGCTGGTAAAGCCGTTGCGGGATCGCGAAGCCGCATGGGTCAAATTCAAAGAGGGCTCCGAAACTAAACTCAGCAACAAAGACCGAGAGGCTTTCTACCAGTCTTACGATGCGAGCAAAGGTCGGACCGAAACTCTGACGAATAAAGAGCTTTCGGGTAACAAACCGACGTGGGCAAAAGCCGCTCGGGTTATCTCCAACATCTTAAAACCGGTTGATGTCCCAAGCGACCAAGATCGTGAAGTTATTAACCGCATTGTGAACAAAGTCCGTGTCGGTCTTGAGCAGCGCGGCATGAAAACAACCAACGCGGATATTCAAGCCATTCTCTGGTATCCTGAAAAGGACATCTGGGCTAAATTGGCTGGAGATTCTGAGAGCAACCTGAAAAACTCCTACGATGAAGAATTTCTTAAACTCGCCAAAGCGCAGGGGCTCGGAGAGCAAGCGAACAACGCTCTCCAAGCCTTCAACCAATAAAGAGCCGCTAGAACCGCACGATTTGACGGGCTCAATGACGCCCGATCAAATCGGTAAATTCGCCAAAGCCCTCATGGCCGCCGGCCGATCCGGTAGCTCTCAGGCGAATACCAGCCCGCGCCGCTGAGGTCGTTGATTTGGCGAAACGCCGCGTCGTAAATCTTCCCGCACGCTTGGAGTGAATACCGAGCGCGGGTTGTATCAGCCACGACCTTACGGTCGAGATGGCGCGTGGCTTCAATGCCGTGCATCCAATCTCCGAGCGTGTTGCAGCGGTAGCCGGTGACACCTTCCACGATGGTCTCGGTGAACGCGCCATAGCCTACCGCGAGGAGTGGAGTGCCGCACAGCATCGCCTCAACGCCAGAGCCGGCGAAGGGCTCGACGAATGACGTGGGCATGAGCATGCAGCGGGCGTTGTTGATCAGGTCGGAGCGGGCGCGGCCATGCACGGGGCCGACGTACTCGATGTTGAGGCAATGGTCTTCTGGGCGCGGATCACCGAGAACGTGGCTCATCACCTCTTTCTCAAAATTACCTTGGCCGGCGAACACGAACCGAGGCGGAACCTCTTTGGTTTCTTTGCTGCGTTTGGCGAACTCGCGGATGATGGCCGCGATGGTGGTCATGCCTTTCTCGGGCGTGATGCGACCCATGAAAACGATGTAGTCGTCTTTGCCGGTGCCTACCTGCCAGTCATCGAGGTCGAAATAGTTCGGCACCACCCACGAGTAGAACCGGTTTTGGCCGCGCTCGCCTTGCGGCACGGACGCGTCGTGATCCCAACGGCCCCAGTGGTAGTGGCGCCACGCTTGAGACTCGAAGATGCGCCAACAACCGAACGGCTTGTCGCCGTATCCAATACCAGACTCGACGTGCTGGCACTGGGGGAAGATGCCGACGAGCGACTCGTGAGCCCGACCGAATGGGTGAAGGATGATGTCGCCCGGGGCGACTCGCTTGGCCAGCTCGGTGATCAAACGGCTGTTAAACGTGGGCCAACCGAACTGTCCGATTACGGCGTGATTTCCATGAAATTCTTTGGCGTCGGGGCGGGGGTAAAACTCGGCAAACTCCTTGGCGTTGAGGATGGGTACGAACTCGGCCGCGTCGGTGGCGTCGCTGCCCTCGTTGGCGTAGAGAACCGTTTCCCAGCCGTAGGGCTTCATCATCTTGGCCCATCGGCGGCATTTGCCGCTGAACGCGCAATGGCTATAGGCATCGGTAAGTAGCGTGTGGAAACAGGCTACCATGTGTAGCCGAGGGAGTTTGGTGGGCATGATTTGGGGTTACCTTGTTAAGAATTGGGGTCAAGAGTTTTTCTTGCGCTGTAAAACCGGATGCTCTACGAGGTTTGCCATGAAAGCCATCGCCACCCTCCTTCGCGCCCTTCAGCTTTACGCGCACAACGCTCACAATATGGCGAGCGGTTGTAACTTCCTTCAAGACCATGAGTTTTTTGGCGAGCTTTACCCAGCTTACGAAGGCGAGTACGACTCGGTGGTCGAGCGCATGATCGGCATGGATATGGAGGTGGATTTGCCGGCGCTGAATTGCGACGCTTGCGACATCGTCTCCAAAGCTAAGACCGGCGACTGCTGCACCAACTTCAAAGTGCTCCTTGCGACGGAAAAATCTTTGTGCGCCGAGATTAAAAAGACGGTCGGCTCCTGCTCGACTGGCACACAAAACCTTTTGCAAGGTATCGCGGACAAATCCGAGATGCGTCAGTACAAATTCAAACGCATCACGAAGTAATCAGGCGATTAACTTTCGGTAGTTAGACATGACGCGGGTCATCTCGTGTTGGGCATCGCCCTTCTCGCGCAAAGTTTCAATGATCGCCTCGTCGATAGTGTTAGGCGAAACCAGCCGGTAAATCTGAGGCTGCTTGTCTTGCCCCTTGCGCGCCACGCGGGCGTTAAATTGATCGTAGAGTTCGCGACTCCACGTCGGAGAATACCAGACCACGGTGCGGCCGCCGGCTTGCATGTTTAGCCCGTGCCCGATGGATCGAGGATCGGCGACAAGGATTGGGATCGTGCCGCTGTTCCAAGCCTTCTCGATATCGCCTTTGAACTTGGCCACGTCGACGGCGCCGAGGCTTGAGAGCTCGCGACAAATGCGCTCGCGCTCGTGGACGTAGTTGCACGCGACAAGCACGGGCTCGCCGATGCCGGTCACAAGTTTTTCCAACGCCTTAATCTTGGCGTCGTGTAACTCTTCAATGATGCGCTCGTCGTTGTAAACCGTGCCGCCGCAAATCTGGTGGAGTTTTCCAACCAAGGTGGCCGCGTTGCGTGCAACCACTTCGCCCTCTTTGGTCGCGATGAGAAACTGCTTTTCCAGTTCTTCGTACGCGGCGCTAACCGTGTCGGGCAATGGCACGTCGATGTCCTGTAACAGCGTGTCGGGGATGTCGAGGTAGTCGCTGCTGCGGAGCGTGACGGTCATGTCTTGAATCTTGGCGTAGACCTTACCCTCCGAGCCGGCCTTGGGCTCCCAGTTGTAACGCATGTAGTCGGTCGGGTAAAAATATCCGTCGCGAAAACTGGAGAACGCGGTGCCCAGCCGTTTGCCATCATCCAGCAACCGAATCTGGGCAAAGATTTCCAACAGTGAGTTGGGCCGTGGTGTGCCGGTCAGACCCCAGCGGCGCTGATGTTTGAGTAGCGGGCGCAGAGCTTTGATCCGTTTGCTCGTGGGGTTCTTGGCCTTGGTGATCTCATCGAAGACCACGACGTCACAGAACTTGAGGTCTTCTAGCTGGCTCAACCGTTCGTAGTTGATGAGGTAGACGTGAGCTTTGCCCGAGGGTTTCTGACCCTTGAGAATCTCGGTCTTCATCCACTTAAACGCGTCCCATTTCTGAATCTCGTTTGGCCATGTAACGCGGGCCACGCGCAGCGGGGCGATAACCAGCGCGGCACGAATGGCGCCGTCTTTGAACAGCTCGTTGAGCGCAGATAGGGTCGAAGCTGTCTTGCCAAGGCCGAGCCCTACGTTGGCGTACGCTCGCTCGTTGTTGAGCAAGTGATCGCGCATCACCAACTGGTAGGGTTCGGGGTTGAATTTCATGCGTTGGCTGCGAAGTGCAGAATCAGGATGCGAGCGTCGTCGAAGTTGTCAGCCCAAACCACCCGACAACCGGCTTCACGGATGCGACCCATCTCGTGAAGCTGGAGTGGAGTGGGCTTCTTCCCCTTCTGTTTTAGTTCGAGGAACATCGCCTTGCCGTTGCACAGTATGATGCGGTCTGGCACTCCCCGATTAGCGGGAGAGACAAACTTGTACGTCGCGATCTGCTGACTGCGGCAGAGCGCGACGATCTTACGTTCTAGTTCCGATTCCAGCATCAGAGTATTACTTTCCCGTTTTCCGTAAACTGGAAATGCGGTGTCATTTGCAGGACTCCTTCCACTTAAATACAGGGTAGCCGTTTTCGTTGGTACTCCATACAGCGTGACCTTTTTTAACGGCTTCCCGCTCAAATTTTTCACCAAACTGCGAAGTACCAAAAGCAGCTCCAAATACAAAACCGATTATTGCGAATACGAAAGAAAATATGATATAAGGAAAGATAGAATTGTTGTTCATTTGCTGCCCTCCGTCTCAGAAGCTGGCGCCGCCTCGGGCGTGGGCACGGGAGCGAAGTCCGAGTTAGGGTTAGGGATCGCCTCGAAGTGCGATGGCGGGTTGGCGGGATCGAAGACCATCACGCCGGCCGGCAACTTTTGAAGCGTGTACCGCTTGGAGAATATCTTGAGGGCTTTTTTCTGAGCCTCCTCGATGTTCTCGGCGTGGACGGTGGTCGCTCCAACGATGTTGGCGGCGACAAAGAATTTCTGATTCTTGCTCATATTAGGTTTTGGTTTATGGTTTTTTGGATGCGGGAAAATTGGCGGGCTCGCTCGATCTTGGCAATGCGGCCAAGCAATCGATTGATGATGGTTCGGCGCTGACCTTTCATCACTTCAAGGATGACGAGTCGGCGTAGGTCTTGTTCGGATACGCCAAGCAGGAACATCTCGTTGAGTTGATTCCAGCCTGATAAATGCGGCATGAGCCGCTTGGCGTCGTTGTCGGTGATCTCAACCGGCAAGTCGAAGATTTGGTACTTGGTGGCGATTTTCATTTTGAGTAGTAGGGCATGATCTTGGACTCGACCTTGAGCGGTAAACCCTGCGCCCATGCGGGCAGCGTGGCCAACGCGGCAGAGAACTGATCGGCCGTCTGACCTTTCAAGCGCAGCGCCAGACCTTGGTCGTGGATGAGCGCGAACGGTAGCATCCACAGACTCTCAGCCTTGCGCGCGCCATGAGACATGACATCGGCGGCGATGGCTTGGCAGACGTTCTCGAACGCTTTTGCGCCGTAGAGTTTGATGCGGCCCCATCGAGTGCTGCTCGGGATTTGCCCCCAATAGGTTATCTGTTGGCCGAACTGGTCGTCGGCGACGATCTCGGGCAATGGGTACGCCAGCCGGCGACCCGAGGGTAGCGTGATAAAGAGGTAAAGCATGCCGGCCGTGCGCTCGCAATGAACACGCAACCGACCGAGCTCGGCGGGCGGGTTCTGCGGGCGTTGAATCGCAGCGACGATGGCGTCGTCGAGAGTGCGCCAGCACTTGGCCATGCGGCTATGCTTTACGCGAAACGCCACCTTGGCCCGCTCGGATATTTCAAGCGAAATGTCGATGCCATACATGTCGCGGCACGAGGTCATAAACTTCTCGGCGCCCATGCCGTAGCCGAGCCCAAGGATCGCGCGCTTACCTACCTCACGCTGGTCGCTGGTGACCTTGTCGACAGGTATGCTGTAGATGTAGGCGGCCATGGTGCGGTAACGGTCAACTCCACGACGGTATTCTTCCAGAGCCTCGACTTCGCCCGATACCCAGCACGCGATGCGGGCTTCGATAGCGTTGTAATCACCATCGAGAATCTCGCAGTTAGGGTCGCCCACAAAGTGGCGCACGCACGAGGCCAGCACTTCAATGGGATCGCCATAGACGGCGTCGATGCCGGCGGCGGTGCCGCCCTTGGCGATGTAGGCAAAGGCCGCGTGAGTGATCGGGCGCATGGCCGGCGTGGCCTTCTTGGCGTTTTGAATCTGAGGGCCGCCAGCTGACCAACGGCCGGTGCCGGCGCCGTAAAACTTGAGCACGCCGTGTAACCGGTTATCAGGACAAGCCCACGCCAGCATGGTCGTGATCTTCTTCGTGGCCGCATAGGACACCTTGGAATAGAGGTCGAGAATCTTGGCGGCGCGCTCGCGGTTGGCCTTGTCGGCAATGTCTTTGGTCAGGTTGGGATTCTCCAACGTGTCGGCTTGCATGTTGTCGATGTCGACCCCGAGGCCGCGCACCATTTCCAAGACCTTTGCCCGTTGCGTGGGGTTGAGTCCGGTGATCTCGCGGAACTCGGTGACGATGCCTGACTGAACCTCGGTGAGAATCGATTGAGCGTTCTTCAAGGCCGGCACGTTTACGGGGATGCCCATGTGGTTCATCCGCATCGTAAATTGGTAGGTCGCTAAGTTCTCGTCGACCAGAGAAAATCGGTGTTTCAGTTTGGCGTGAATCTCGCGCTCGGCGCGTACGTCTTGCCGGCAATACTCGCAGAACTCGGCCCACTCTGCACGGTGGTCGCGAGGCTCGTTGAACTGGCCATCCTCTTCGCGAGGCTGGGAGAAAAACTTAATGAGGGCTTTGCCGCGTGGGCTCTTCTTCGATTTGATATTGAGAGCTTCACCACAATTTTCGAGCGACTCAGGCAAACCGGCCATGCGGGCCATGGCTTGCGTGCATCGCCACTGATCAAGCCCGATATGCGTAAACATGTTTGTACCTGCACAGACCGGTTGCTCGAAACCGGTGTTGTGGGCGTGTACGCGTTTGGCGTTTTTGAGCATGTCCTCGGCACCTGCGTCCGATGGTATGCCGGCGTCATGGAACTTCGGATTAACCCAAAGGTAGACCGGCGACGCGGGGTCTGACGAACCGACGGCGCCCATGAATATCTCGGTGCTCGGGTCGCAGCCGTAGCGGTCAGCGCCTACGACGGTAAGGTCGATGCGGCTACGCGTCTCAATGTCAAAGTGTACGTCTTCGATCATGCGAGGAAGATGCCGAGCTTAATCAAAAACACCGCGAGGATGATGTAAAAAGACCATATCCCCGTAAGAGCGCCGGCATGATTGTAATCTCGTTTAGCGCGATACTCGGTAATGACGGACGCGACAAACAACCCGAGGGCAAAAGCAACGAGGGTTGAGAGGATAGAGTTGGCCATAAAAATAGTTGAGCCACCACTACGCAGGTTGCTCAGTCGCGCCTTAATCAATCAACAGTTTCGACAGTTTCTGGTTTCTGCATCGAAGCCCACAACTGGTCACCGGACAGGTCGAGCAAGTCGAGCAAGCGGGAAACAGGCATGTGTTCTTTGATCTGAGCGGCCAGCACTGGATCGGAGTCCAACAGCAGAGCGATTTCAGCCGCTTGCTGCATGACGTGTGGGCGGTCCATGTTAGATGGCGCCCTCATCTTCATCGGGCAGAGCTTCAAACTCCTTACTCACGTCGACCGTGCCTTCGCCGAACGGAGCGCCGTCCTTGACGAATTGCACAGCGCGGAGCTGGGCGTTGATGCGTTTGCCAAACTTGTTGTCCTGAGCCCAGAGGCGCACGGTCGCATTGACGTAGCAACCGGCGTACGGTTTGCCATCGTCTTCGACGAGCGGGCTCATGTCGCGGTTCACCACTTGAGGGCGGCGGTCGCAACGGGCCGAGATAAACATCACGTCTTCGCCGTAGCCATCGAGCTCTTTCTCAGCGCCGTCGCGGAGGCAAATCTTCGGTGGGGTCTTGCCTTTGAAATCGTCGCGGACGATCTGGGCAATCATGTCCTTGATCGCTTTGATCGAGGAGGCGTTGGTCTTTTTATCGAGGATGAAGGTCGCGCTGAACGCCTCTTTGCTGTTCTCTTCTGGGCCCTTTTTAGGACGGAAGAGAGCGGGGAAGGACAGGCGAGCGTTGACTAGCTTTACGTTGGTTTTTTGTTCGTTAGACATATCAGTGTTTCAGGTTGTGCTCAAATGACATCGAGGTTTTCGAGTCCTTGAGCGGTGCTATAATCGAGGGCTGGCCGCTTATCGTCTTCGGAGACGAGAGTTGGTTTGCCTTCGGGCTTAGTAATCAGGGACTGCAAACGCGTTTTGAAGCGCGCCGACAGTTCGATCCCCTTGAGAGCTTCTTCCGCCTGTTTGGGCGAAATGAGGTCGGCTCTCGGCCTCGTGGTATCGATACCAAGGTGGTTGCTTAACAAGGTCTGGGCCGCTTCGGCGTCTTTCCAGACGCGATTCGATTTACCAGTAACCAGTTTATAGCCCATGGGGGTTGCGCCCGCCATGAGGTCGCCGACCTCTTGGTCTTCGACTGCTTCAAGCCAATCCTTCAACAGCTTCTTGGCGGCTAGTACCTTCACGCGTTGTTCACGAGTGAGGGACTTGACGTCAGGCATCTGTATGGGGCGGGCTTCCTCGGGCAATGCTACCAAACCCTCGTTGCCGTAAGCGGTGCAAATACCCTTGGCTGGGCAAAATTTGCACGCCTTGTCAGACGGGCCGAAAGTGCCATTGCCTGATAGGGCAATAGCAGCTTTGCAGCCCAGTTCGGCGGCAAAGGAACGCAACTCTCCGCGAGTGAGTGACCATGTACGGACAGGCTCGGAATCGTTACGATCTCTGGGTTGGTAGATTGTCAGGTGGACTGGAAGGTCGTCTGGGAAATCCAGCGCGGCCTCCCAAAGTTGGATGAGCGACTCGGCATAGATTGCCAGTTGCTCGTTCTCGTAGGCATAGACCGACACGCCCACGCCGTACTTGAGGTCATCGATGAAGATGGCGTCGGGCCGGCGAATGGATGCGTCGACCAGCCCGTTGCGGTCGGGCAAGTAAAACAGGGGAACCTTTTGCTCCACGAGCAACGTCGAGCCCATCGTGTAGTGGGACATGACGTGCTTAACGTAGCCGTTGACGTGCTGGATCATAATCTCAGGCACGTCAGCGGGCACGGGTTGCTCGGTTAGCATGCGATTGGCCACGTCGTGCGCGAGCGTACCCTCGTCAGCATAGACCGACGAGTCCTCGCCCAGCTGATCCGCGTTATCGAGGATGTACTGAGGCGAAGCGGTGCAACGCGACCACCGATGGGCGGCCGACGGTCCAACGTCGATGCGGTTACGACGTCCCATGGGTGAGCTTGGTAAGGAGTTCGTGAATCTCGGCGTACTGCTCTTCCGTCGCTTCGGAAATGCGGCGAAGGCCGAACTTCTTGTTGATCGCAATCACGCCCGAGAGCTTGTCGTTGTCGAGAGCGACTTGGGCCAGCTCGCGAATGTCTTGGAGTGTGATCTTCACAGACTCGTGCATGGCACCGGTGACGGGCTCGGGCTCGACGGCAATGGCCACCTCGGGCTCGGCGGCTGGCTCCAGTGAGTGCTTAGCAATGAGCTCGTCAGCGGCTTGGTGAGCTTCTTGAAACGTGGTAGGCAGTGCGGCGGCTTTCTTGCGCGACTTTTTCGGCGTCTCGGGCTCAACGGCTGGCGCCGGCGTGGGCTCGGGATTTGCAAGAACTTCGGGGGTATTGGCCCCTGCCAGTACTGGCGCAGCGTTGAGCGTGGTGATGGTCTGGGTCAGGTTCTCAACTGCGACCGTGAGTTTATTGATACTATCTTCTAGGGACATGTTGTATTTTGTTGGTTGTTATTTCTCAGACAGAGTAGGGTGGGGTATCCAAAGCGATGTCGGCTTTGATGACGGCGACCTTGAGGTCAGCGGCGTACCAGTCGGCCTCGGTGCTGCGCTCCATGAGGGAAAGGCCGGCGGCGCGGAGGTCGGTGAGGGCCACACGCAGCGCAGCGTTCTGCGATGCGGTGTAGAACTGTTTCTCGTCGGCTAACTTTAGACGGGCTTCGAGGTCGGCAATCATGGCCGCCTGAACTTCAATGGGTGTCGGGTCGTTGGGCATGGGTTAAAACAAAAACTGTTTCTGTTCGGTCGTCAAGCGGTTTGCTTAATAATTTTACAGCAAATCCATTCTTTGCTGCGCCCGTGCGGCGGTGTCGAGGTCGGGGTCCATCGTCCACAGGGCGTGCGTGGCGCCGTCGATCTGGTGGCGGCCGACCGAAACGAATCCTTCTTCGCGCAGGATAGAGCTGAGCCCTTGGTCGGTGAACGGTGGCAGGTTGTTGGTCGGCATCATTGCGCGTAGTGCTGTAAGCGATACAAGGTCCTTCCGCACGAGCGGGTGCGGCTGATCGTGGATCGTGTCGAGCACAGCGCGGGCGAGCGGGGTCGCGGTCTGCATGGCGAGCGTGCGTAGGAATGGCGTCATGGGGGCACGGCCTTCGGGCTCGAAGTTTTTCGAGATAGGCCACGCCTCGAAGAACGCACGCAACCCGCCGGCCAAACGTGTCGCGTCCCGATAGAGGTCGTCGAAGTAGGTCGGCCCGAGGTTGAGAATCTGCTTCTTGGTTTGCAGCGGTGACTCGACGTAGAAGTAGCGCCGGTCGTCCGAGTGAACCGCGAGAGAGTCGTGATAGTTCGTGAAGAAAAGATAGTTCGTCACGTTGGGACAGGTCATGACCGGCTCGTAAATCTGCCGAACCGAAACCATGTCGTCGGAGATGACGGGCTTTAACTTGTCCATGATCCGGTGCCGGTTCGGCCCGATGATGCGAACCTCGTCGACGACGGTGAGCTGCGATCCCGCCGCCCAGCCGTTGTGATTGCCTTCGAGGATGTGCTCGGCCGCCAGTCGTTGCACGTTAGATTGGCCGAGGATGAGCGTGAGGATGTACGCGAGGAACCCCTTGCCGCCGCCGACGCCCGACTGGATAGCCGGCGCCCAGCGAATCTTTTTCCCCGAGTGCTGGACTTGGTACGCGACCCAATCGGTGAAGGTGATCCAATACGGATCGCCCAATAGGTTCTGCGCGTGCCGCAGGTAGAGCGCGCCGGCCTCAATGGCCATGCTCTTGTCGGGGCGTGCGTAGGTCGGGCGATAGGTGTTGATGTAGGGCACGCCCTCGTGCGTGAACACCCGCTTAGTTTCGGCGGGGTTGTAACGCAGGTTCTCGACGACGGGGATGCCGATGTCGTGAATGAGGTAGTCGCGTGCGCTGATCTCGGGGTTGGGGCTCTTGTAGATGAGGTCGACCACCTCGCCGCGCATCTTGCGGTTGTCGAGGTAGCGGAAAAACAGATTGGGCGCAGTGAGGAACACGATGCCGGTCGCCCATGGGGGCTGCGAACTGTTGGCCCGCGTCGCCGCTGAGGATAGCCGGCGAATCTCCTTAGCTAAGTCCACCACGGTGGGGCCGCGTAGCCCTCGCGACTTGGTCGCGCCGAACAGGTCGGCGACTAGGACCTTCTGCTCTAGGGGGCCCACTACGGCGCCCAGCTTGGCGATGCGTTTGGCTCCATGCACCAACAGGTCTTCCGGTGTGCGTGCCGAGTCGCGAATCCACTCGCGGGCGCTCTCGAACATGCGGCCGGCGATGGGTCGGTTGTTCCAGCCCGCCTCGACTGCGACCTTGATGACGCTGCGAATCGTGGTGGGAACGCGGTCCTTGGGGTTCGCTCGGAACGACTCCCACTTTTTCTTCATCTCGGACTGCTGGGGGTACTTGTCCTTGGACTGGGCCGACCATTGATCCCAGAGGTCGAAGCCGGCCGCGCCGAACTGATGCTTCAAACCCATGCCAACCTCGACCCACTCTTGGTGCGAGCAAGCGGGGTCGACCTTGCTGAGAGCGTCGGCTACCTCTTCGACGGTGACGTCTTCCAGCGGTGCGCGCAGGTACTCGATGTCGCCGATGTCGACGTCGACCACCTCGTCGGTCGTGCGCTTGAGCCCTTCGAGCTCGACCAGCTGCGAGTGGTCGAACACCGTGCCATCGGTTTTACTGTAGACTATCGGGCCCTCGACCATGTCCGTATACTCGACGGGTAAATACATGGGCTGCACCGCGACCTTGGACTCGTGCGTCAGGTCGTTCATCCCGAGCAAGCCGGCCAGACCGGTCACGGCCATGGCGTATTGAGCGACGGGCACGCCGCTCGCCGGCACCATAATGCGGAGACGCGGGCGGTCGGGCACCGAGCGTGCGGTGTGCCAGACGACGGCCGACATGTCGCCGAGGAGAATGTTGACTCCGGCGTTGATGATGCGGCTCGCCTCTTTGGGATCGTCGACGTCGATGAATAACAGGTTGCAGTGTGTGGCCGAGCCGGTTTGGCGCGGGCTCGGGCTCGTCTTGAACACGGCCGGCACGAGGTAAGCGGTCTTCTTCTTTTCGTTCTGCTCGGCCTCGGGCAGAGCTTGCATCTCGGCCTGAGTGATCCCGAGCGCGATGGGTGCAGCGATGAACTGCTCGACCAGTTCGGCAAAGGTTGTGGCGGGTAGCGCCGTGACGCGCCCCATGTTGGAGGGTTGACCCCCGAAGTAGGTTGGGGTGCTCATTTTGACCACCTCGATTTGCGAGCGATAGCCAGCTGGGCTGCGCGGCGTTTGCTTTCGGCTTTGCTGATCTTCTTCTTTTTCCCCTTGTTCAATTTGCCGAGGAGAGCGGCGATCTGTGATGGCGATAGTGGCATGGCGGGTTGCTGTGTTGAACGGTCTCCTGTTGCATGGTCAAGCGGGAAAAATAAAAAACCCGCACCATGCGTGAGCACGGTGCGGGCTGTTCGCCCCCTAATTTGTTTCGATGAGTACGGTGTACGTTGACCGGCGAGGCTCGACTTCGCGTAGTTTGTTTAGCACTACGTTGACCGTGTCCAGCATGGCGGCGTGACCGACATGGGTCAAGCCGTCGAGCAAGTTATCGCCTCGGTAAAACTTGCTGTAGGACTTTACCCGATACGCCGATTGCCGGCTGAGCGGGTTGGTTCGGTGATGAATGCGTAGCTCCATGTTATTTGTCCCATCCTTCGGCCACTAAGAACTCGCAGAGCCGGCGAACCTTGTCGGCTCTCTGCGTCAGGGTAATGCCGTCGAGTGCTTTGCTCGAATAGACTCGATGCGACCAATTCACCAAGATGGAGTCGACGTTGTCGTCGTCGTCGTGTGAGTAGGGCAGTGCTAGTTTTTTCATAGCGGCAGACCCCGCGCACGCCAACTCCCACGACTCTTTCTGCCGCTTTTCGATGCGCTGTTTTTCCGCGTCGCGCTCGGCGTACTTCGCTCGAATCTCGGCCAGTTTGAACGTGGCCGTAGCGTGCCACGAGTAGAGCGAACGCTTCCAGTTGGGTGCGTCCATGTCGATGTTCCGCGACGGAATCTCGTCAACTCCTTGGGCGTCGCGGTGGTCAACGCCCAGCTTGAAGCGTTTCTTGGGCACGCCGAAGAGGTCGTGTTTGGTTTTGATCGGGCAAAAAACAAACGCTGGGTCGTTTCGATTTTTAAGCTCGCCGTAGCGTGCTGGGTAGTCGGAGGGGATGTCCGACCAACCGAGGCCGGCGAGGACAGTATACATTTCTGAATCGTAATCGTGTTGTGTGGTCATAAAAAAGTGAGTGCCTCAAGGGCGTCGTCGGTGGTGAGGATGAAAAGACCGCTTCTCGTGAAGCGGATGTCGACGTTTTGGCCGTCGCCGTCGCGGTAACCGTAGCCGAGGCCATCGGCGTAAATGTGGCCGCCGTAGTTGAGGCCGTCGTTGTCGTGGTCGTAACCGCCGCCACCTTGGGCGTCGCCGTAGCCCGTGCCGGCGCCCCTGCCGGTGCCGTAGGTGGTGCGGTCGTAAAGTATGGTCGTCATAAGTAGGTCAGCGCCTCAAGGGCGTCGTCGGTGGTGAGGATGTCGTGAGTGGCTTCTGGGCCCCGTAATAGTAGGCCGCCGTCGCCAGTGTCGCCAATCGCGTAGTGGCGATAGCCGGTGCCATAGCCTTCGCCTCGCATCTCGCCGTAGCCGTTGCCGGTGCCGTAGCCGGAGCCGTCGCCGCCTTCCCAGCCGGTGCCGTAGCCGAAGCCGAAGCCGTCGCTGTAGCCGTAGCCGCAGCCATTGCCGTTGCGTTGTAAGGTTGTCATAAATAGGTCAGCGCCTCAAGGGCGTCGTCGGTGGTGAGGATGCACAGGCCGTCACGGTAGCTCGTGCTTGTGCCATAGCCAAAGCGTTTACCATCGCCCGAACCCCCGCCGAAAAAGCCGTAGCCGTAGCCGTCGCCGCTGCCGTCGCCGTAGTCGTCGCCGTCGCCGTAGTCGTCGCCGAAGCCGTCGCCGTCGCCGTCGCCGAAGCCAAAGCCATGGCCGTCGCCGTAGTTGTAGCCATCGTCGTCGTTGGATTCCAGTGTGGTCATAAATAGGTCAGCGCCTCAAGGGCGTCATGGGTGGTGAGGATGTTGGCGTCGCCGAAGCCCTCGCCGTCGCCGTCGCTGTCGCCGTCGCTGTCGCCGGTGGCGTTGCCGTAGCCGTAGCCGTCGCCTCGCATCTCGCCGTAGCCGTAGCCGTAGCCGTAGCCGTAGCCGTAGCCGGAGCCGTCGCCGTAGCCCTCGCCCGTGCCTTTGCCGTCGCGGCCGCCGTTGAGTTGTAAGGTTGTCATAAATAGGTCAGCGCCTCAAGGGCGTCGTCGGTGGTGAGGATGTTGGCGTCATGTTCGTCGCCGTCGCTACCATTGCCAATGGTATCGCCGATGCCACAGCCATAGCCGTCGCCGGAGCCGTCGCCGCCGGAGCCGTCGCCGTCGCCGGAGCCGTTGCCGTAGGCAAGCCCGTCGCCGTGGCCGTTGCCCCAGCCGCCGCCTCCGTCGCCGTAGCCGTAGCCGTAGGCGCCGTCGCCGCCGAGGGAGCCATCGCCATTGCCGTTGAGTTGTAAGGTTGTCATAAATAGGTCAGCGCCTCAAGGGCGTCATGGGTGGTGAGGATGTTGACGCCGTCGTCGTCGCCGTAGCTATCGGGGTCGCCGTCGCCATAGCCGTCGCCGCCGAAGCCGAAGCCGTAGCCGTAGCCGGCGCCGGAGCCGTAGCCGTAGGCGCCGTCGCCGTCGCCGATGCGGTAGTCGGAGCCGTCGCCGTAGCCGCCGCCTCCGTCGCCATAGCCGTCGCCGCCGAAGCCGAAGCCGCCGAGGGAGCCATCGCCATTGCCGTTGAGTTGTAAGGTTGTCATAAGAGTTTAAGAGGGCCACCCCTCGCGGGGGAGCCCGATGAACGCTCAGAACTTCCAACCTTTCTCGGACGCTGGGAGAGCGAACACGAGGCGGGCGTAGGGGATGAGCAACACGCCGACGGGGTCGGCGGCGGTCTGCTTCGTGGGGCCGCCGGTGATCTCACCGAGGCCGGCCGTGGTGCCCCACTTGCGGAGTTGCTTGGCGTGCTGCACGAGGAGCATGCCGTTCTGGGTGACGACGTCGCCAACGAAGACGAAGCCGTTGTCGACGACGAGGATATTCCAACCAGTGACTGAATTTTGTTTAGTGGTCATGTGTGTATCTGTTTTCTGATGTTGTTGTTGTTTACCTATCGGGAAATTGTCGCGAGCGCCTCAAGGGCGTCATGGGTGGTGAGGATGTTGGCGCCGTATTCGTAGCGGTCGGCGTCGCCGTAGCCTTCGCCGGTGGCGTTGCCGTCACCATAGCGCACGCCATAGCCGACGCCAAGGCCGGTGCCGCAGCCGTCGCCCTCGAAATCGTGGCTGAGGCCGTAGCCGCACCCGTGGCCGTGCTGGTCGTCGTAGCCGGTGCCTTTGCCGTCACCGTCGCTCCAGCCGTAGCGATAGCCGATGCCATAGCCTAAGCAGGAGTCTATGCCGTAGCCGATGGGGCCGTCACTGTAGCGGTCGAAGGGGTTGCCTTCGCCGAAGTCGTCGAGTTGTAAGGTTGTCATAAGAGTTTAAGAGGGCCACCCCGTGAGGGGGAGCCCGATAAACGCTCAGTGGATCGCCACCGTGCGGCCGGTCTGGGCGACGTTGGCCGTGGTGCAGAGCCAGAGGGTCGGAATCTCGTTGTGCTCGGGCTCGGGCCCTTCGAGGTCGGTGAGGTAGACGATGCCGGCGATGGAGTCGCCCGCCTCGATCAGCTCGGCAGCACGGGCGAACGGGGGACGGAAGTCCGTGCCACCACCGGCCTGCGCCTTGATCGGCGCCTCCTCGCCGGCTTCGAGCCAGTGCTCGTTGTGAATCTCGGCGTCGCAGTCCATCACGATTGACGCGCAGCCGAGGTCGGCCGTGCATTGCGCGATGAGCGCGGTAAACTCGCCGACGAGCTGGTCGTTGATGCTGCCCGAGGTGTCGCGCACGAACAGCACGCGGCCGGTCTCGTTGACCTTGCGGCGCGGGTAGATGACCGGCGCGGTCGCCATGCGGCGAGCCGAGCGGGTCCAGTCGTTGCGCGTCGCGACCGATGAGCGGACGAAGTCGGCCGTCTCTTGTCGCCAGTCGACGCGGGTCGGCGCCGTGAGCGAGTCGATCAGGCGTTGCAGGTCGGCCGGCACGTTGCCGCGTCCGAGCGACTTGGCGGCCATGTCGGCGGCCACGAGGGCGCGCTTCCACTTTTCCTGCATGCTCGGGGCCGGCGTCTGACCGGCCTTGGCGGCCGGCGCGGGCGCTGGGGCCTCGAAGCCGCCGCAGGAGCCGTTGCCCTGCTGGGGCTGACCTTGGCCGGCGCCCTGCTGGGGTTGGCCCTGCTGGGGTTGCGGTGGGGGCGTCGGGCGCTTGGCGAGCGCGGCGAGGATTTCCTCCTCGGCCATGCCGTCGAACTTGGCGTCGAGTAGGCCGCCCTTTGGCATCGAGATGCCGGCGACCTTGGCGAGCACCGCGTTGATGGCGTAGTCGCCGGCCTCGTTGCCCTGCTCGTTGAGCGGGAGCCGGTGGAAGTGATCGTGAGCGCAGTGGAGCGTCTCGTGCAGGAGCACGAACCGCACCTCGGCGTCAGTGAGGCCCTCGACGAACTTGGGCGACCATTTGATCGTCGAGCCATTCGTGCACGCCGTGTCGACGGTGTCGTCGATCACGTCGGCGAGGTTAGAAGCGAGCGAGCCGTAGAAGGCTACGGCCGGCGTGGTAAGCGCCCAGTAGCGGGCGCGGTCGATTGAGACGGGTGTGGAGCTCATAGGTTGAAGAGAGAGCAGAGGTTGTTGGCTTTCTGGGCGATGTCGGCGCGGGCGAAGGGATCGTCGCGCAGGGTGGCGGCGTCGTGCTCGACGAGCTCGCCGGCTTGCTTGGCGAGTGCGGCGATGCTGGGATCGTCGGCCAAGTTGAGGTCGGGCACGAGAGCGAGGAGCTCGGCGAGGTTGCTCATGAGCGTGTCGCGGAAGATCGCCTTGGGGTCCTTTAGCTTCTGGGCGACCTTGAGGACCGCGTCGGCGAGGCGCTCGCGGAGGTCGTCCTGCGCGGCGCCGGCGGCCTCGGCCATCCACTCGGCCCACTGACCGACGTCGGGGACGGGGAGGTAGCGGGTCTCGAAGCGGAACTTCGAGGCGACGATGTCGTGGGCCGGCCATTGCGTCGCGATGTAAAGGCCGTTGAGGCGCTTGGGTGCGTCGGCGCGGACGGCGTCATAGTCGGCGAGGAAGGTCTGAACCAACGCCGCGATGCGCGTGGCGAAGTCCTGCATGATCGCGGCGTGCTCGAACTGGCGAGCGGCCGGCAACAGGCGCAGACCCTTGTCGGCGGCCGGTAGGCTGAGCCGGTAGTGCTCGGCGCGCGCTTCACTGTGCAGCTGGGCGATGGCTTCGAGCGCTGGGTGGGCGCAGATTTTGACGTCGACGCGGGCCTCGTCACGTAGGCCGTGGCGGGCATTCTCGGCGGCGGTCTCGGCCGCGTGGCGTTTGACAGTGCGCCATGCGCCGACGTTGAGGGTGGCGATGACTGCCTTGGCCGACAGGCGGGCAGCGGTGGGGGATGATGCGATGGTCATGTGGATATGTGTTTTCTGTTGTTGTTGAGGACTGAAAAGGGCCACCCCGTGAGGGGGAGCCCGATGAGTGCTCAGACTGAGGTGGCGAACAGCTGCTGGTTGGCGACCCACCACTCCTGCCATGCTTTGTTGGCCACGAGCTTGGCGCCCAGCCGGCCGAAGGCATCCTTGGCGCAGTAGGCGGCCATCACGCGGGGCAGCCGGCCGATGTAAGTGATCAGCGCGGCGGCGTACTTAGGCTCGACCGCTCGGCCCAGCATCGTCGCGATGAGGTACTGGGCGGCGGGCTCGGCCGGCACCGGCGCGCCGTGCGGGTCCATCCAGACCTGCTGCGGGGTCGGCAGCTGGTCGGCGAGCGCGGCGAAGGCGAGGAACTCGGCGGCGGCCGGCTTACCGATGGCGGCGCTGACCGTGTCGAAGTCGCGCAAGCCAGCGGCCCAGAGGTGGCCGACCGTCTCCCACGAGCGGTAGTCGGCCATGCGGAGCGCAGGGTCGGCCGAGGGCTTCCAAGCGTAAAGCGTGCGGCCGGTCGTGCTGCGGTGCCATGCGATGAGCTCGGCGCAGAAGTCCTGCGAGCCGGCCCACTCGGCCCATGCGTCAACCTCGTCCTTCCAAGAGCTTAGGAAGGTGGGGCCGTCCGACTTGGTCTCGCTCGATGGCGTTGCAATGGCAAATGCAACGTGGAACCGCGAGCGCAGGGGCTCGCAGAGGGCCGAGACGCCGGCCTTGTCGCTCGGGCGGTTCGTGGCGCCCCAGATGACGACCGTGTCGCTGATGGCGCCATCGTCGAACAGGCTCATGCACGCGGCTTGGACGTCCATGGGCGCTTGGCCGAGGTCGTCGAGGAAGAGCACCGTGGGCGCGTTCGTGTTTCGCAGCTCGTGGAGGAGCTGGAGGGGCAAGCTGCGGGTGAGGCCGGCGGCGACGTCGGGCACGTAGCAGCCACCGAGGTCCACGCGCTCGGCGAGCGAGGTGCGGAAGGTGATGAGCTTGCGGCCGGCGGCCTTGGCGGCAGCGGCGACGCGGGCGGTCTTAGCGCAGCCCGGGGGTCCCACGAGGAGGACGCGGCGCTTGGCGTTGAGGAGTGAGGCGAGGCGGGATGACGAGGTCATGTGTGTGTGTGTCTGTTTTATGTTGTTGTGGTTGATCAGGAACAAAAGAGGGCCACCCGTGAGGGGAGCCCGATGTGTTACCAATTTGCCGCCATGTGCCAGAGCAGGGCCCCGAAGAGGAGCCCGACGATGCAACAGGCGAGGGTTTCGACGAGTCGTTTGGGGGTCATAAGGTGACGAGGCCGTGCTCGGCCCAGTAGTGGACGGTGCGTTGCCACGAGCCTTGCAGCGAGCGCCAGACGCCAGAGTCGACGAACGCTTGAGCGTGCTGGGCGAACTGTTCGTGAGTGAGGGAGCCGTCTTCGACGGCCATGATGAAGTCGATGTGGTCCATGGTGGTTAGGCGTTGAGGGAGCTGATGAAGCGGGCGAGGTCGGCCTCTTCGGCGAGGTTTTCCAGTTTGCGGACGGCTTCACAGGCCGCGATGTGCGACGAGCGGGCGGCCTCGAAGATGCTGTAGTCGTCGGATCGGCCAGCGATTTGATAGTAGGCAAACGCAGCGACGCGGAGGTCATGAGCGGCTTGCTCGTGAGCTAAGGCGGCGGTGCGGGCGATTTTGAGTCGGTCGATGATGGTCATGATGTGTTTTTTGTTGATTGAAGCGGTGCGCTTCGTGAAGCCAACCGGCGGGGGTGAGCTTTACGAAACGGACCAGCGCGGGGGCTGATCGGGTTTCAGGGGGCGGCGCGTCCGGCGGGTTGGAGATACCAGCGTTGACGTCGCGGTGGGCTTGTTTTTGGGGAGTCCTGCCAAGGCGCGCGGTGAGGCTTGCCCCTAGACTCTTGTCCGAGGAGTTGAGGAGAAGCGGCGTTTCGCGGTGCGATTCGCTGCTGTTACTGCTCAACCAACCCTGACGAGAAACATGTTTACAGGTGTTGAGGTATGGGTCGAGCACAAAAACACAAAATGTATCCTGACTTTTGTAAGTGCATGGGGTTGTAGGAATTAAAATTTAGCATCATCCTCTGAAAAATTCTGTTCGGTGACGTGGTGGTTAAGTGATCTGGTTCGGTGAATAGGGTCCGGCGTTTCGTGACGGGGGGGGCTACCTGTTCGGTGACGTACGGCGATAGTTCGGTGTTGGGGTGTCGGAGCTATACGAAAATTTTTGTTCTGTATCAGCGTTTTAACTACTGTTTTTATGAGAGAGTAGTATGGGAAAACTAATGTGGGGAAAATTTAAAAAAAAATATATAAAAATCCCCCAGAGTCTTGGGCTAATCCTACTCTGAAGAAGCGCCTTGACGGGTGTGCGGCCGGCGACAACTTGGACACATGGAAAATTACCTGAGAGTGAATCCCCGCAGCTGGAAACGTGGTCAGTACAACGAGCGGATCGACGACTGGCTCTCAGAGCATCGCGACGATGCGACTGGGAAGAAGGTGTCATGCCGGCGCCGATACCAGCTCAGACAAATGGTGCGTGGCTTGTGCGTGCATTGCACTGAGCCCGTGGTGACCGGCAAGCGGCTTTGCGTGTACCACCTGAGCGAGCACCGGCAGCACTGCGCGAAGGCGTACGCCAAGAAGAAGGCCGAGGAGCTGAGCCGGTACGGGATGAGCGCGCATCGCTACCGCGTGCGATTCGACCGGTGGACGAAGCGGCTGGAGCATCGGGTCGGGAAGGGTCAGCCAGACGTGATTTAACCCTCTTCTGTAAGTGGTTGAAATAGTGGCCCTTGTGAAATCGTATGCCAGCGACTGGCAAATCGTTTCTAAGGGCCCACCGTTTGGTTTATGGGCGAAACGGCGAACAGCCTAGGCATAGGTAGGGGGTTAAACGAACAGGATCGCATAAGTGCATGACGGAACTGCGACTTACAACGTACTGCAAAGCGTTTGATCACGAGAAAACAAGGGCCTTAAAATCGATTTAACGGCAGGGGGGTTAAACGAACGGGTAGAAATACGCATTTGAGCTTGCGGGTGAAGGGGTGCGGGCCTATGTCGGGGCAATGGCGAATCCAAATTTCACTCTGAGAACTTTCGACTGGGTTTCGGTGCGTCGCGATTTCATTGAAGCCGACGAGCGCCCGACGTGGGCCGAGCTTGCGGCGAAGTACAAGTGCAGCGAGGACCGACTGCGACGCGCAGCGCAAGACGAGGGTTGGGCGACGTTGCGCGTGGCGCACTTAGAGAACCAGCTTAAGAACGGCGACGCGGCCGTGGCGCTGCTGCGCGCTGCGAAGATGGACACGGCCGTCATCGCAGCGGTGACCAACGTCAGCCTCAACGTCATCTCCAAGCTGGAGGAGATCATCGGCCAACTGGAGACGAAGAAGTCGGTGAACACGCGCGCCAACACGCTTAACACCGTGACGTTCGCACTGGGCAACGTGACGAAGGCGTTGAAGGACGTGGGCGTCGTTGGCATCCCCAAGGCGCTGAAACAGGCCGGCATGGAGGGCAGCAACGGCCAGTGGTCGGCGAGCATGGTGAGCGCGCTCAACGTCACCGTGCAGAACATCGTCGGCCAACAGGCCGCCCCGATGGCCAAGCCGGCACCGTTGGCTGCGATTTCAGCCCCTTCCGAGGGTCTGACCATGCCAGAGCCGGCCGAGGCCGAGATCGTCGACGCTGAGCCCAGCGCCGAGTCGGTACTGTAGCCCGCCGGCGGGTGTTCGATGACGGTCGTCACCGAACCGTCGACTCGGGGAGGGGGTCAGCGCACACCCGCCGCACCCCGACCGGCCCAGTTGCAACGCATAAACATTGCAGGAGCCAAGCGTTTGCATGAGCCAAGCGTTTGCAACAGGGCCGGCCGGTCGCGCTCGCGCCGCCCCCACCCCCCCGCCACCCCTGCTGCTGTAGCATATAGCCCTCTCACACCCCGCTACTATTTTTCCCTATTCACCGAATATCTTGAGGCTAAAAAATTAGGGCTTAAAAAATTAAAAAATCAAAATCCCTATTCACCGAGAAGGGTATTCTGGTCCGCATTCCTTCCAAGCTCAGCATGCCACGTTTTATCAGGCATCACCCGATACTCAGCCAGCTTTTCCGGCTGCGAGCGCACAAAGCTATCGTCTCGCCACAAGATTCGGTTGTTAGGTTGCGCGGCGATCTGACCGGAACCGTCCTCTAGCAGCAGGATGTGATAGCATTTGTGCTCGGAAGGATATTGAGAATACCCGTTGTCCGTGTGATCGAGGGTGAACCAGTACGAAGCTGGAACCATAATGCCGTCTCTGGTCCGATACTCGCAACCCATCTCCCGCAGGTATTCGTAGGCCACCACCGAAAAGTCCCAACCATGGCAATCCCAACTCTGCAACTCTGGCAACGGGTGCCTCGGACCACCCTTCACCGGCTCCGTGTGCCTCAGCTTGTGCAACGGAATCCGCGCCCACTGACTGCCAGCCTCCGTCATAATCGAAAAGTGCAGCGCCCGCGACGGCAACGACGTCACTCCAAAGATCACGCAACGGTCAAAATCGGTGCCATCCTCGACCTTCCCACGCAAGATGCCTTTGTCGACTAACCCATACAGGTGCTGCGGAACACTAGAGTTTAATGTGTGGTGCATAATTTAATTCCTACGATCCCGCTCATCGTCATTGTAGCGCCGGTGAATGAAGGGCAAAATTAGCAGCAAAATGCCGATCACGAAAATCACGCACTGGATGATATTATTCAACGTCTTCATCCTTGTTTGGGGAAGTGTAGCCGATGAAGTAACCCGCCACGAAACACATGAAGCAGAGAAAAATGTAGGCGAGCATGTTAATTATTGGACGGGTCAAAAGGTTTAGCTTTGCCCCCAGCCGCCTCTAAAACCTCGACGGCTTTAGTCAGGCAGATGATGGCGACTTGAGCATCCAGCGACGCACTGTCGTGGTCCGACTCTTTACGAATGGAGAGAATCCCCTCCGAATTGACCTCAAAGGTCAGGGTTGTTTTGGTGGCGGGCATAGGTAGAAATTGGAATTGTAGTTGGAGTAGGCGGCAACGTCTTCATCCGGTTCGTCGTTTAGGATAATGTCATCGTAGATCATGTAATTACCAGATGCCTTAGCATCGGCTAAACTTACGCAGACCTCACGGTCGTAAAACTTGGGGACGTACCCCCGATTAAACAACGAGAGGAATTGATCGTCGCGGATGATCGGAAGGTAGAACAAATTCTTTACCTTGGGCCGAGGCGACCCCTTGGAATGCCAGTATGCTTGAGAGCACCAATATTCCGCATTGAAACGGTTCGACGCATCGAGCTGGTAGGGCCCGGTCAATGTGCGTAGGTACGAGCTTTTTGCCCAGAAGAAATTACCCTTGAAGTGACGATACCACATGGAGCCAACGAGGTCGGCGCCACGGTCGAGGTGTTTTAAGCAGATCGGATAGTTGTCGATCACCCCGACAGCCATGTAGTGCATCCAAGCGAGGCCGTTTTGGAACTCCACTTCGTTCGTCTTGCTGGAGCCCTTGCAATGGAGATAGAGCGCGTAGAAATCTTCGTCATGGCTATCAAGCCACAACCGGTTTAACGCTGGATACTCAAAATCCGTCGGGCCGGCATCGATAATTTGAAGCCGGTTTTTTGGCATGCCCGAAGCGGTGAGCCGACCCACTAACGCCGACAAAGATCGGCCGAGATTGGGCAAGCCTCGATTTGAGCTGATATAAATCCTTATCGGTTTCTTGGCGGACATATATAAAAATCGTGGTAATTCTTAACACGTTGGCCGTACTCGCAAAACTCCTTATGACGACGCATCATCAAAGCGCCCGTCCAACCCTTGTTCCAAATGCTCCCGAGCAGCTCAGGCGTGGCGGGGATATCTAAGGCATGAAGTTTACGAACGAACTTGGTCAGACGTTGCGCGGCTAATTGACGGGAGAACTCTCGGCTATTTGCCTTGGTAAACGACTCCCTCGTCTCTTCACGCCACGTCGACTCTTTCCATTGAAGACCCCCGCCCGGCAGCGTCCACGCCGAGTTCTCCACCGCTTCGATGGCGCGAACTACGTTGTCGATGTCGGGAGCTCCGTTCAGGGCGAGGATAATCATGGCGAACATCATAAAATCTTACCGTCCACGATTCGGAAATTGTGGACGCTGTAATCGCCGTTGGGCGAGAGGTCGATCTCCGCTGCACCGTGGTTCCATTTGTTGAACACCGCGTAGGTGGGGTGAAGGCCGCAGAGGCAGCCGAGGCTCCACGTCGTAATCATCTTACCGCGCACGGTCGGTGCGGTGTGCTCGCTGGTCTGGTGATGGTGATTCACCATGGCCGAGGCTTGAGTTCGAAGAAATAGGCCACGGGCGGCGTTTACCGGCCCGATCATGGGCGTGGGGTATTCGTGACCGTGCAGCAGCGTCAGGCCGCCCAAGTACATCGGGCGTTTTTCTGAGACGTATTCCCAGCCGCGCTCTTCGAGTTTGAGAAGTTTAGGGATGGAGCATTTTTCCGAAACCATGTCGAAGATTTCGGGAGCCATGGCGTTCAGGTAGAGTCCGTACCGGTCTTCGTGGTTACCATCGCGCCAGATTTTGCGCGCCTTGGGGAACAACTCGTCAATGTAATCAAGGAGCTCGTTGGCTGCTTTGAACTCGTCTTTGACGCTGCGAGAACCGGGCTCTTTATTAAAGCGGCTGAGACGATGGAAATCTAACGTGTCGCCGTTCAATATCACGATACCACATTTGTTACGCTTGGCGGATTTGAGCGTCGTCTCCACCGCGCGTGCGTCGTGGTATGGCAGATGGATGTCGCCCATCACCGCAGCGCGCACGTCCTTATCGATCTTCATTTCGTAGGGAATAAAATCCTTGGCGAAACTGGGCGGGATTCGGAGTTGCGGACTTATTAAAGAGCTTTCGGCACTCTTAATAATTCCTTTAGGACGTTTCGATTTAATTTTGCCTCGACGGTATTGCACCGAGAGACGCACCGCAGATAGGGTGGTCCATACGCCCGGATTGTCGTTGTAAAGTTTTCTAGCCAATGTGAGGTTGGGAAGTTCCGGCCACTTGGTACATCCAGCGATTACTAACTGGGCGCCGACAAAATTAGTGTTCATAAGGTGAGCCGGAATAATCACAAACCCCTACGGCTTGCAATCCTGAGTTGACTTAGGCTTCGGTTTAGGAGCCGGCTTCGGCTTCTTAACCCAAGAAATCTTGTCGTAGTTGTTCCGAAAAGCTGGTGTGCAGGATCGGTTGTTGTCGCCTTTTCCGTTCATTTGCTGCCCTCCTTCATGGCTGCGTCGATGGCGGCGCGGAAAGAGCCGGGGAAGCCGTTAAAGTGCCGTCCGAGGTCGGAGATGCTGATATTGGGTGAGTGTTGCGGCAAAGCGTGTGCCTCCAACCAATCCAGCCGCGCTGTGTCAGCCTCCGCTTTTTCTCGGCGCGGGACGTTCATTGTAACGAGTTCAGCGGCAACCCGCGCATCCACCATCTCTTGAATCCGTTCTTCAAACGAAGCGATTAGCAACTTCGCCGCTTCTTGTGTTGCTGCGTTTACGGACAGGCCTTCGCCGCAAATCATGTGCCCATCGTGCGTGATGCGTAACACCTCGCGGTTCGCGTGACGGAAACTTAGCAAAGAGTCTGTTTGAAATGCAGCCTCATTAGTCTCAACCGTTAATTTTGGGGTAGTCATTTGATTCCTTTGATTACAAATTTTATTGTTAACGAATCCCGATTTTTGGGAGTAGCTTTAGCAATCCGGTCATGGATTGGATCAAACGCTTTCATAAAATTAGCGCGTAGCCATGAGCCAAAAGCCTTCGTAGAGGTAGCACTATGCCAGTGGAGCACACACTCGGCGCTACGCTCATCGAGCCAACGCATGGAATCGGTCTTGGACCAAGGTTTGATGTATTTCATGTCAGAGATTTCTCGCGGCGATCATCGCGTCAGCGTAATGGTATTTTGCTTGTTCCCGAGTACGGACCCAGTCCTTCGGGCAATTCTTTGCCTCTTCTTCCGTGATTGGCGTGCAACCCCCATCCGATGTAATCCCCCGATGGGCTTCAATATCTTTCTCAGTCGCTCGTGAAGCAAGTTCATCTCTCAGACTGTAGAGCGCACTGGTTTCCGAAAATGTCGGATACGGCAAGGTCGTCGTAGTAGACGTAGTCAGCGATTGAGCAGCGAGGTTCGAATAAGCCATATTAAACCTTTGAGAGTTTGAATGCGGTTGAGACGGACACGCCATTCAGGCGATTCGCCAATTCTCGGAGGTGCTTACCGCCCTCAGCTTTCCACTCAGCAATAATTTCTTTATGATTCTCGGGCAGACGGGTCGACCGCTTACCCAGCTTCACTCCACGGGCTTTAGCGGCAGCAAGGCCCGCCTTGGTACGCTCGATGATGAGCGAACGCTCGAACTCCGCTACAGCGGCGAGGACGTTCATCTGAAGACGGCCGGCGGGGTTGGCCTTTGAAGTATCGATGCCTTGGCCGGGACAGATCAGAGCGACACCGAACTTGTCGAACTCGGCTACGAGCTGAGCAAAATGGGGTAAGGAGCGGGCCAATCGGTCCATCTTCACTACCAGAATCCCCTCAGTCTTCTTTTCGCGGACAAGCTCCATCAGGCGATCAAGCCCAGTGCGGGAAGACTTAGAGCCCGATATGACATCGGTGCATTCTTCGTTGATGGTCCAACCACGCTGCTCGGCGTAGCGGGTAAGTTCGAGCCGTTGGGGTTCCAACGTCTGATCGGCAGTAGAAACTCGGAGATAGAGGGTCACGTTCATTTGCGTAGACAAACTGTTCGGTGACCCCCTGTCAACGATATTCTTAATAATTTATTAGTTTCGTACCGTCGGCGCTCGGAAATCACCCTTCCTCACCATCAGGCTACCGACAGCTAAGAGGCGAAAAACATCGAACTGGCTCTTCAATTTATACGTCCGCATCATCCGAAGGATTGCAGCGCGTTCACGGGGATAGACGCTCATGGGCATACCAGAAGCGACGTTGGATTCTTTAAGGGATTGGGCGGGCATGGTGGCCCTATACGGAAGAATCTGATTAACTTGTCAATCTTTCATCATATCTTTCACGTCGGCCACGTCAGAATCCCAACCCGACATGGAGGCCGACCCGAACGCAGCGTCAAAACCACTCCACGGGTCTTCGCGCGTGCGGGCCGGGGCGTCAGGTAGCTCCGTGTCTTTGGCGCGAGGCACCAATCCGGGCGTACGCAGCCGGGCAACATGGAGCATAATCAAGAAAGAGTCTGCTCGGTCGGGCGAATTTTCACCGGTGCGCCCCTTGTACGCGTCTTTTGGCTCGACCGATTGGCGTTTACCGATGCCAACCTTCATACCACCGCGACGGCCCGACAACTCATCGCAAGTTTTGGCGTCGATACCGCGACCAATTCGGACGATATCGTACTCAAACAGCTTTGCCCCGGCCATCCATAGCTCGGTTGCCGTACGATCAAACAATTCTTTCGGAGTCTGAGTATCTTCTTCCGCGATTTTTACCTCTGACGGCGACGCGGCGTACTCCACCCCGAGGATGGGGGCGGCACCTTCGTCAGATTCGGGTAACGCTTTAACTTTGGTGACCCACTGGCGACGAATTACGTCATGCACGCCACGGCCAGTACCCGTTTTATCGATGCCGAAGTTCTCCGGTTTGATATTTAGCTGTTTGCAGCGGATCATATTCTCGTCCGCTACGTCTTGCGTGTCACCATGGGGCAGAATTGCGGTCCCATCGGCCTGAATTTTGATCGCCGGCTCGGGTAATTCGTGGCGATTGCCGCTGTAATCGACCCAAGCGACCGCTCGGCCCACCCGCCCGATGGTTAATGCGGGCAAATCGCCCGTAAACGCTGGGTCAGAGCCCGCAATGACCTCGGTGGGGCCATCAAACACCCATTCGCCCTCTGCTCGGCGGATGTGCTGGGCCTGAATCATCGTCGTTTGGATGCCCGTCTTGGGGAATCGACCGTAAACGAAGGTATAGACGTTCGGATGCTGATCGTTGCCGCCCGCTTGGGACCGAATGATCTTTTGCACGCCTTCGTACGTGATCATACGAGGGAAAATCGTCTTTTTCGCGATCACATTCTCCGTGTGGAAGGCATTTATGGAAATAACGTGCCATCCTGTTTCCGACTCCCACTCACGCGCATCGTCGGTGATCGCTTCCCACCCACCAACGGGTTTGCAGTTCATCCCGTAGCGCGACCACTCGTCTTTTGGGTTGGCCGCAGCCATGATTTTGATGTGCTCGACCGAATTATCGACCGAGGACAACAAATTGGGTGTTTCATCGAAGATATTGGCTGGAATTTCCTGCGCTTCGTCGAGCAGGATTCGCAATCGAGAGTTATCTCCGAACAACGGGTGAGTCGGACGGTTCTTAATCTTGGCGCCTTTCAGTTTACCACGAGATTTAGGGCCGCCCGGGATCACGAGAACGAAAATCCCCATACCACGTTTTTTATCGAGTGAGATGGACTCACTATCGATCTGGCCGGGCATGTCTAACACCGCTTCGGTGTGAAGACGAACGATGTCGGCGAAAAGATTCTTCTCAACGTGGTCTTGAGAGTTGGACGCGACCTCGATGCGGGTCCATTCGGGATCAAGCAACCAATCGAGCACGCACCACGCGGATGGCGTGAACGTCTTACCAACCGAACCGCACCCCATCACGTTAATAAGATTTTTTGTGAACAGCGCGTTCCACATCAGCTGCGCTGCTTCCGGCTCGGGCGTGAATGTCTTGGGGCCCCAGAGGATTTGAGCCGCAGCAACGTAGTCACGAGCGTAAAGCAGCGAATAAACGTACGCCCACGCCATCGACACCATGTCCGCAACCGTGCCCACCGGCTTTTGCAGAGCTGCGTTATTTTGAATATATCGTTTGAACTGGGGGTCTTTGAGCATTTGCTCAAGAGCCTTGGTCAACGCGTCGACATTCCCCGTCTCCTTAAAAAGAAACAGATTTTGATGGATGAATTTAAACTCCCGTTTCCGGGTTTTGTTAGGAATGATTACGGGCATGTCGAAGCGGTAGCATCATTTCGCCTTGAACTCCAACGGAAATTTATCAAGAAGGATCATTATGCCATTCAAATCGAAAGCCCAAAGCCGTTATCTATTCGCGACCGAGCCCAAGATTGCTAAAGAATACGCAGCGAAAACTCCCAACATGAAAAAGTTGCCCGAGAAAGTTAAACCTAAGAAAAAGTGAAAATTTCCCGAGGGAAAGTTCCGCCGAACGGTTGGCACTTCCAAGTAACCCCCGAGGTCAAATTGGAATCCATCAACGAAGAAGGGCTGATCAAGCTCATCTTCGAGTTTCGTTTGCGGAATAATCTCCCGATTGGGAATATCGAGCGGGACCTCGACGAGTATTACTGCTCCCGCTGGCCAGAAGCGTGTCACAAGGAAGCCAAAGACTGGATTCCCGGAGCGAATGAGTCTACCTACTCAGAGCCGATGCTTAATCGCGTTTCTCGATGGGTGGCGACGCTAATGCACAAGCAGCCCAAGGGAGGCTACCCCTTGGTGAACGCGGAAGAGGCTGAACGTCGGGGCAAAATATGCGTTGGATGTCCTAAAAACCAAGCGTGGCGTGTCGGATGCCGTGGTTGCAGCAGCAGTACCGCGACGGTGTTGGCCCAACTACGCAAAACCCAAACCAGCCAATACCACGGCGACCTCAGCGGTTGTGAGATCGGCGGCTGGGACAACCAAACAGCCGTCTGGATGCAGCCTGAAGACCTTACTATCTCCAACGATCAACGGCAAGCAATGCCCGACCGGTGCTGGAAAAAATCTCAATGATCATTCGCAAAGACAGTTTTTCAAATTTGGCAAAATCGATCTTTCGGACTCTCCGATACCTCATGTCCGGTGCCCGAGTGATGGCACCAGAAGAAGTTTTCAAAGAGCGTCTCGATATTTGCAGAGCATGCCCTAAAAATTTCCAAGGACAGTGCCAAGTTTGCACCTGCTTCACGGATATTAAAGCCCTCTTTGCCGGGGAAAAATGCCCCGACCAACCTTCCCGATGGAATAGGTTGACATTCAGCCCCAAGATACCCACAGACCTCTAATCGCAATGGCAGACGACATCCAACCCAATAAGCAGAATGTTCAGGGGACGGGCAATCCGCTCCCCGCTATCGGCATCGCTACCATTGACGCTCCTGAGCGCACTGACGACGGGCACGGTAATCAACTTGAGTTGGAGGCACGGTCAGTAAAAACCGTCGACCACGCGTGGAACATCTGTAAAGCGACCGAGCAAAACAACCGTACGCGCGCGGCGCGCACAGCCGACATCCAGTCTTTGCATGATGGTGAGCCTCCACGCTCTTCCGCCGGCCAAGCCGAACGCGGCAAGTCTTGGCAGTCCAACGCATCCACCAACTGGTTGTCAGGCATCGTTGGTCGGGTCAGTCAGCGATTTGTCAACGCGATCATTTCTCAGATTTACGTCACTTCCAGCTCTTTGCCGGCAGTGAATGGGCCCGACAAGAGCAAGACCGATTTGCTCCGGGCAAAATTTACCAAGTTGATCCGCTCGTGGGATGGTCACACCGGCCTGATCAACAGCCTCGCAGTCGAAACCGCACTGCAAGGGTATGCTTATGCAGTATTCCTCGACCCCTACACCTACAAGCCCACCATGTTCAAACAGGACCGGGCGTTCGTTCCTGAACTGGCTGGCCAACACGCTCGCGACCTTCAGTTCATGGTGGCGAAAATGGACTACCGTCTCGACGAGTTCATCGAGTTGTTCAAAGACGAAGAGTCGGCCAAAGAAGTCGGTTACGACATCGACAACTGCGTCTACGCGGCGAACAACGCGAGGATGCAAGACCCGCGCGAAGACGCTACCACGACGCAATTCCGTAAATTCGTCGAGATGATCAACGAGGGTATGCTGGGGCTCACTTTTACGAGCACCGGCGCCCGCGTGGTGTCTTGCTGGCTCCTGTTCAATCGCGAATACGACGGCAAAGTATCTTTCTGGCTGGTCCATCGCGACACCGGCAAGATGCTCCGCTTCAGCTTCAAGCTGTTTGACGAGATGCAGGACGTGCTGGCCATGTTCTCTTTCGAGCCCGGCAACGGCTGCATTCACTCGTCCAAGGGTCTGGGCCGCAAGCTCGCGGCCTTGACGATCATGAAAGAGCTGTTCCGCAACGGCATCATCGACAACAGCCGCATGAGCGGCCTGATGGTTTTGCGCGTTGATTCCAAGGACAAATCTAAATTCGCGCCGGCGGTCATGTCGCCGTTCGTGATGCTGGACAAATCCGTTGAAATTCCAGCTCAGCAATTTACCTCCAACGCTGAATCGTACCGCGTCACCGATACCCAGATCGATGGCTGGGCCGAGCAGTCCGTTGGCGCCTACCTGACTCAACAGCTTGATGCTGCCGGCAGGAGCGAAAAGACCGCTACCGAAGCCAACATCGATGCTCGTCGCGAGAGCGAAGCGGCCGACATTATGATCCGTCGCTGGATCGATCAGTTTGCCAATCTCACCCAGATTCAGCAACGTCGGGCGTTCTCGGATGATCGCATTGCCGATGCTCGCCGACTCACCAAGAAGTTGATCGAAGACCCCAGTTTGGAGAACAAGAAGTTCTATGAAGGCCACGGCAACAGCGACGCCGCTGCTCTTCGCACGCTAGTCGAAGTCATGATGGACCCGCTGAACATCTCGGATGAAGACATCCGCGTTTGGCGCGATAGCCCTGCCAGCCCGTTGGCTCACGCGTCCGATGCGGCGGTTTCTCAAGGCGTCTCGGTGGTGGCGCAGAAATACGCCGGCAACCCCAACGTCGACCAAGGCAAACTCATCTATCGCGACATCGAGAACTCCGTGGGTGCCGAGGCTGCTCAAGAGCTGTTCATCCCGAAAGCCGACGAGACGGTCATGGCCGAAGCCTCCCGTCAGCAAATGATGGAGTCGGTCACTATGGCGACCTCCACGATGCCTATCCCAGTCAGCCCTCGGGACAATCACTTGGTGCATGGCGAGACTCTGCAAAAATTGCTGACCGAGGTGGCCCCGATTTTCAGCAGCCCGAACCCGCCACCAACCGCGCTCAAAGCGGCCGAACTCAATCTCAACCACCTTTTCGAGCACCTCCAAGCCGGCAGCGCGCAAGGTCTGCAAAAGAATCCCGCATTCGGCGAACTGGAAAAATTCGCCGTGGGCTTCAAAAAGCAGCTCATTGAAGTGGTGCAGATCAATGCTGAGGCCCAAGCGGCTCAGGAAGCCGTGCAGCAACAGATTCGTTCCGAAGGATTGCTTCCCGGCGAAGCGCCCATGGGCGCTCCCCCGTTAGATCAAGCCGCAATGCAAATTTCCCCAACCGCAGATCAACTCCAAGGCGAAGCGCCCGCCCTCGCTAATGTACCTACGTAAAGAAAACACCGAACCCGCTGCAACCCTACTCAATACTCCGCTCTGGGCAGACATTAAAAAGTGTCTGCTAGAGCGGCGTCCTGAATCCCCGGATTCCGCCGACGCGATCCACGTCGCAGCGGCAAAAGGATTTTCCCGGAAGGGTTTTGAACTCGCTTTGGAAGAGTTGGAAAAACTTCCGTTCGACCGCCCAGTTGAGCGCGTCGACCCTTTTAACCGTCCCTCAGTTCTCGAAACCATAGACTAACCATGCCCCCCGCTCCAGAAAACGAACCGTTCGATCTCGAAGGTCTTGCCGACCTTGCTCGTAAAGTCAGTCCAGAAATTGCTCAGCAAGTCGATTCCGACGCTGGCAATGTGGCCCCTGATCCCACGCCAGCCCCAGTGGTTGACGAAGGTGCAGACCCCACACCGCCAGAATTAGACCCAGAGCCGACTGAACAGCCGGAACTGGATGAAGAGCCTACGACCAGCATCGCTGACGAACTGGAAGAACTAAATCGCCAGTCCGCTGAGGCGGCCAAGGCTAAAGAAGTTCCTCCCGTCGAAGCACCCAAGACGGTCGAGACGCCCAAGCCCGTAGAGAACGCGCGCGATTCCGATCTTAAACTCGACGAGCGTGCGTCTACCGTGCTGCACCCCAAGACCAAGAAAATCATCGAAGAGCGGAATCAAAAGATTATCGCTGAACGCAACAAGGCCGAAACTCTGGCCAAGGAAAAAGCGGACATGGAGCAAGAGCTTCAGAAACTCCGCGAAGCCGCCAAGACCACGACCGTACCAAAACCGGTTGAGGAAGAGCTGACCAAGTTGCGCGAGCGCATTCGCGAACTCGATATTGCTCAAGACCCCACCATCGAAACCAAGTTCGATGCTCCCATCCGTCAGAACCAAGATAAAATTATCGACGTGCTCAAGAGCTTCGGCCTCGGCCAGACCGCAGACGGCAAGCCCGATCCTGCGGCCATCGAGGCGTTAAAGAAATCCGGCATGGGTTTTTCGGCGATTGCTCCCCACATCAAAAAACTTTCGGACGCGGGCGAGGAAGGCGCGGCTGAAGAGCTGCGTGAAATCCTCCGCGAAAATATCCGCATTGGTCGCGAAAAGGAGAAAGAGATTGGTGACTGGAAAACCAATTTTGAGTCTAAGAAACAGCAGACCATTCAGCAAAGCCAACAGCAGCAAGAGAACTACACGACCCAAGTTCGTGAGCATGCGAGCAAGATTCTGAACGCAGACATTGCGGAGCTGTCCAAGGATTTCCCATACCTCAACCGTCCTACCGAGCCACTCCCGACCGACACCCCAGCGGTAGCCCGAGCCAAGCAAGACGCCATTGCGGCGTTTGAAGCTGCATCCCAAGCTGTCTCTAAAGCAGTGGGTTCGCTCGATCCTTCTAAAGCTCCCCCAGAGAAAGCTCTGGAAGCCCAAGGTCGAGTTTCAGCTTCGGCCGTCCAAGGCATCATCCTTCGCGAACACGTCCTCCCCCGCGTCAAAAAAGAGTTAGCAGAATTGCGCGCTCGTAACGCAGAACTGGAAGCCAAGGTCGGCAAGATTCAGACCGCTGGTAAGCTCTCTCGGGCTCACGCTGCGGCTGCATCAGCCCCGGCCGGTGCTAAAGCTGCCCTCCCTGAAAGCACGGAAGACGCCGCTAAACAAATCGCTCGGGAAATGGGTATCACCATCGACTCGTGATCGATCTAGTAAACCTTCCGACGAAGTACCTAGAACGATTTGGGCGTGAAAAAGTTTGCGAGATAATCGGTCAGGGTTCTGCAATGCTCTCGATGTGGATTTCGCGAAAGCGATTTCCACTCGAAGCCGTGCAGAAATTGGTGGATTTTGATCCCTCTTTACTGGGGGATATCGCACCGCTCTACACCAATCCCAAACTAGGTACTAAACTCATCATTTTGATGCCGCTCACCGGCGGCCCAGAACCCGAGGTGTTGGATGCGTTCTCGCAAATTTACGATCCGAAGGAGATGGATTTTAAGCGAGTCGCCTTTAACAATCTTTCGGTGGCTCGAAACGCCCTTGCCGGCCACTTCCTACGCGGCCCGTGGGAATGGGCTTTGTGGTGGGACGGAGACACCGTGGCTCCCTACGGAAATGCCGAGGAGTTTAAGAAACTGTGCCAAGCCCCAAACATGTCAGACACGTTTGCCGGCGTTCACTCGATCTACCGCATGCTCGTCCACAAAAAGACGTTTGTGAGCGCGTGCTACGTCGGCCGTCGCAAAGGAGCCCCTCCACAATTTGCCGAAGGAGAGTCCCTAAGCATGCGAACCATGATTAAGCGCGGCCCACGCAACGAACTCATGGAGCGCGAGTGGACCGGATTCGGTTTTACCCTGACTCACCGGTCGGTGTTCGAGGATATTATTAAGACGCAGGGGGATGAAATCCGCGTGACCAATCGCGGGTTGAGTAGCCGATTTGGTTATGAATACGCGTTCTTCAACCCTATCGACATAAACGTCCCCGGGGACGATATTCCTTTTTGTCACCGAGCCGCCAGAGCGGGACACAAGGTGGTTGTCGACATGTCGGTTTTTGCCGCACACATCGGAAATCACGCTTACACCTACAACGACCTGTAACTCAAACTAACATGCCCAACGATAACATTCAGAATTTTACCTCTGCGCCAACTATGGTTCGCATGGCAAATGGGACGTACGCGCCCGTTGCCCACTCCAATCCCAACATCCCGCTCGCACATCAAAAACTTCTGATTGTTATCCAATATTACGAAGGGGACAAAGAATCAGCAGAAGACCTTGCCTCCCTGATCGCGGATTTGGAGCGCATCCAAAACAAAGAAGCGGACATCCTCATATTCCGTCGGTTCGACGCGTCGGAATTTAGCCGTAGCGTCCGATCCAAGTTGGAAGATAAATTCGACAAAGTCTATTTTGAGACTTGCCGGCGCCGCGACGGTAAAGGGTATCCATTTGCCCCTAACCAAATGTGGAATGATCTCGTCACGCTCGTGGCTCAATTTGCCCCGTGGAAGACGAACTATTACGCGTTTCTTCCCTTAGAAGCGGACTGCACCCCCGTGCATCCCGGTTGGATTCGCGAACTCATTTCCGAGTTCCGCATGGCCAAGGCCCACAGTTTTGCTGCCGTTGGTCACATTCACAACGACCCGGTCCCACACATGAACGGCGTGGCCGTTTATGACATCAACCTTTGGCGTATCGTTGGCGCGGGTAAATTGAACGGAGGCAACCCACAAGTTGCCTACGACATCTATCACGCAAGGGATATCCTGCCTATCGCGCAAGATACCGCATCGATCATGTTTCAGTATCAGCGCCCAACGATTGCCGCTGACGACCTTTTCCGCCCATGGAAAAACGGCATCGAGCCCGCGCTTTTCCACGGGGTGAAAGACGCGTCTGCTCGCGAAGCAGTTCGAGCTAAGCACATCACGTTTTCACAGACGAAAGACTTGTCCCGTCGCACGGTGTTTACTTACCAGCACCAACCTGCCGGCGCCATTCCAGCGGCGGATCAGCAAAAGCTGGACCTCTGGTTTGAAGGATGGAAGAGCCGAGGCTGGAACCCGGTCGTTCTCCGAGCCCGCGATGCTGCTCGCAGCCCGAGGTACACCAAAATTATGGAGCGCGTGAACGCGTTGCCATGCCTCACCGACCGCGCAGAGATGGCCTCAAACATGGCCCGGTGGGTTGCCTTAGACCTCATGGGTGCCGGTCTGATGGTTGACGTAGACGTACTCCCCGGGAAATTCGTCCCAGAAAATCTCACCACCACGACTACGTTATTCAATGACGAAGCCGGTCACCCCAACATCGTTGGAGCGTTCTTCACTCGAAAAGACTTGGCTGAGTATCTGACTGGGATGGCAGACTACATCCCAGACTCTGAAGATTCAATCAACGGCCGAGCCCACGTATCTGACCTGTCGATACTCAAAAATTCAGAGATCGACTATCTTACCGATGTGGCAGTCTACGGTTGCGGCACTCCCGGCTGGTCTGAAGCCCGCATGGTAGAATTTTCTTTAGAGACGATGATCCTGTCCGCAATGCGCGGCAGCCCCGTCCAAGCGATGGAGAATTACCTACGACAGTCTTAATATGAAACTGACCTTGCTAACCTGTACCGGCACTCGGCCGGAAGCGTTTGCTCTGTGCGAAAAGTACATGGCGCGACAAACGCTTCAACCCATTCAGTGGATCGTCATGGACGATGGAGCGATACCTACGCCCTGCACCATGGGGCAAGAATATCACCACGTTCCACACATGACGGGACGCAGCTCCCTCGTTGAAAAAATCAAGTGGGTGTTGGAATCAAACACGATCCGAGGTGATGCTCTTTGCTTCATCGAGGATGACGATTGGTATGCCAAAGACTGGTTGGAGCTGTGCGCGACAAACCTCACTTCGTGTGACGTGTTCGGCGAAGGCCGCGCATGGTATTACAACGTGCAACACCGGTACTGGTTTGCTCACGGCAATCTCACACATGCCAGCCTCTGTGCTACCGCGATACGTAAGCAAGTTTTCCCATCCCTCCTTGAAGAAACTCGCAGATCAAAAAACCCATTTATCGATGTAGCCCTTTGGGGGAAACGCTTGCTATCTCGGAGAGTTTTCGATCCTCAAACAGTTCGCCGGCGTCGCACCGTAGGTATCAAATCCATGCCCGGACGTTCAGGTTATGGAAGCGGCCACACCGCAAACGGGCGCGATGTTTCAGCCGTCGACGATTTAGACCTTAAACAGCTTACCGAGCAAATCGGAGATGATGCTAAAGACTACGCTCAATATTTCAAACCCGCCATGTCGACTATCCAAGCCCCATTCATCCCAAAAGTAAAATCCGTCACTGGACAAGTTCACGGGCCTAATTGGGCAAAGTGGCTTGCCCCGATCCAAGGCAAAGCGGATATCCGAGGTTTTGAGATTGGCACATTCAAAGGCGAATCTGCCGAGTGGATGTTGGACAACATTTTCACGCATCCGACGTCAAAATATCACTGCATTGATCCGTTTCTCGGCTCTATCGAACATCACAACGCGGGCATCGACTGCACCATCTTGGAGTCCGAAACCAAGAAGCGCCTCAAAGGCTATGCCAATGTTCAATTCCACAAAGAATTTTCCAACGAGGTGCTTCACACGTTCGACCGCGATTTTAATTTTGCCTACGTTGACGGAGCTCACGACGCCATGAACTGTTTGCGAGACGCAGTCATGTCGTTCGAGCTGCTCGTGTCCGGCGGCGTGATGGTTTTTGACGATTACGAATGGGCCGTGTTCCCGAACGCCATCGATAGGCCCAAGATGGCCGTAGATGCGTTTATCGCATGCTACGCAAAAGAACTCGACGTGTTGCAACGCACCGGCTGGCAAGTTTGTGTCCGTAAAAAATGAGCATCTCTGTCCACATCCTGACGTTTAACGAGGAAGATATTCTTCCGTACACGCTGCGTCACTACGCTACGTTTGCCGACAAAATCATCATCCACGATGGCGGCAGCACGGATCGCACGCGGGAAATTGCACAGCAGTACGAAGTCGAGATTCGCGAATGGCGAACGGACGGGCTGAACGACAAACTGGCGAAGGAATTAAAGGAGCAAGCGTGGCGCACTGATGGGACCGACTGGGCTATCATGGTAGACGCTGACGAGTTGATCTACTTCCCAATGGGGGCGTGGAACACACTGGCCTCCTACGATTCTGCCGGCATAGCCATGGTTCGCCCCCAAGGATTTGAGATGGTGAGCGACGTCTTCCCCACCACAGAAGGACAAATCTATGATGAAGTCGTAACAGGTTGCCCAGAGAATGACTGGTACGCAAAGCCCGTTTTGTTCTCGGCCAATCGGATTTCCAGCGTCGAATTTTCGGCGGGTGCTCACGAAGCATGGGCCACGACCAAACAGGGATACCGGTTTCACAGTAAATCTCTGCCGATCCTTACTCCGCCTACGTACTTTTTGCATTTTCACCATCTCGGTCCGGTTGAGCGGATCGCTGAGCGTTATGCCCGTCAACGGGCTCGGCTTAGCGCGCTCAACGTGGCCATGAAATGGGGTAATTTTGACCCACCCATGAAGCACGCCATGGACAAGCGCCAAATGATCATGGCGGGGGTCACTACAGTAATTGCATAAAAGGCATTGACGGAGCCCCTCAACGAGTTATTACGAGAAACATCCGGGGGTTATTAGCACGCAAGTGCCGGTCCGTCTGCGAGAGCAGATACATCCGCCGGGGACGAACGGGTGTGCCGCAAGGCCAAATTGGAGAGGGAACTACCCACCTTCGGATGAAAACATATTCGCCGGTCATTCCGACCAGCGAAACAAACCAACTTAAATTCTTCTCACCATGTCCTGCGCCCCGGTCCCAATCGATCTAGCCACGCAACTTTTCTCGCGTGATCCTCAACGTCTCTACGGCCCAATCGCCCGTAACCTGATGACTCAGGTTCCGTACATCTCCGTGCTCAAGTCCGGTACTTTCCCGGCTTCTGTCGCGTCCACGCTCTTGAGCGTTGCTCAAGGTCGTCCCTACCTCCAGACCTCTCTGGCCAATCCGACCTTCAATTCGATGCTGAACCTTTGCGGTTCTTGCTCGCTGAACGTCGACCAGAACGGTACGAACCAATACAGCTACATCGCCGAGATCAATCAAGGCATGTCCGACAAAATCTGTTTGAACCAAGGGTTCTCAGCGTTTCTCGGCTCCTTGACCGCTCAGCTTGAAGCCTATCAGACCGGTGTTACCGAGCTGATCAACTCCGATGTCCGTTGGCAGCTCTTCCTCCGTTCCGGTGTGAAGTGGGTTGTCCGCACGGGCACCGACGTCACCTCCCAGATCGCTGGTGGTGAGTACGCCATCGACACGCCCGTCCCTGCGGTGCAGTCGAACGCCGAACTCACCTTCGGTGCTCTTCAGGCTGCCAACCGCTACATGCGTTCGGCCCTCCGCGCGAAGCCCTTCGGCTCTGGCGCCAATGCCCACGCCCGTTTCATCGGCTCCCCCGACATCCTCGATTTCCTCCGTAATGACCTCGGCGGTGCCGCTGGTCCCGGCGGTGCGAACATCGTCCCGTTGGGTCAAGTTGCCGCTGGCGGTAACAAGATGGCTCAAGACGCCCTCACCGGCTACCTGTTCGAGCCCCTCTACCGTGGCATTCAGCTCGGCGAGGACCCAATCCCATTGCGCCTCAACTGGAACGGCGCGGGTTACGACCCCGTCGATCCAAACGTCTCGCAATCGGCCACCGTCGGCACCGTCTCGGTCGTCTCTCAGGCTTGGCTCAATGCCTCGCACGAAGTGGCGTTCTTGTTCTATGACGGTTCCTTCGAGCGCCAAGTCCCCGCCCCGTTCACGGGCGAAGGCAAGATC